ATAGTAAGTATTACATACGCACAGTTCGCGGGGATAACAAAGACCCGTTGACACAGTTCTTGAAGGAACAGGGTGTGTACAACGAGCCGGACGTGATGAAGCCGGACAATACGACTGTGTTCTCTTTTGCAATGGAGTCGCCTGACAGTGCGGTTACTCGCAATGATCTGACAGCTATTGAACAGCTAGAGCTTTGGAAGACGTATGCTGTTCACTGGTGCGAACACAAGCCGTCTGTGACCATTACGGTCAAAGAGGACGAGTGGATGGACGTGGGCGCGTGGGTGTACGAGAACTTCGATGTGGCGTCGGGTGTGTCGTTCCTGCCGCATAGTGATCACACCTATCAGCAGGCACCCTATCAGGACATCGAACGCGAAGATTATCTGGAGTGGCAACAAGCGTACGGCTACCTCAACATCGATTGGCAGGCGTTGTCCGAATACGAACGGGAAGACAATACGTCTGGCTCACGTGAGCTAGCGTGTATGGCTGGCGTGTGTGAAGTGGTAGACTTGAATGCCGCCTAAGAAAGAAACACGTCCGATATGGAAACAGGGGAAGGGGTGGATTCAGTACGATCCACCCCGGAACCATCCGTGCTATGAAGAGTGGAGAAAGATCGTTGATCGAAGTAAAGATAACGCCTGACTTAGTCGAACGCGCACAAAAAAAAACTGCCACTGTAGGCGTCTTACAGGGCAGCATCACGGGCAGTGCTAGTCATGTGGTGGGTGCTATAGGCGAACTCATCGTAGCCGACCTCACGGGTGCTACAGAAGCGAATACGCACGATTATGATCTCGTCCTAGACGGTAGGCGTATCGACGTGAAGACCAAGCGGTGTAACACGCCTCCCAAAACGTACTACGATTGTTCTGTTGCAGCGCACGGATCGAAGCAAGACTGCGACTCGTACGTTTTTGTACGCATCAAGATCGACGGCACACGTGCGTGGGTCTTAGGTGAAATAGATAAGCGTGACTTCTATAAAAATGCCACGCACCACCGCCGGGGGGATGTTGATCCGGACAACGGATTTGTGTTCAAGGCGGATTGCTACAACCTTGCAATCAGCGAGTTACAAGACATTGAAACCGAAAGCACAACTGTTCAAGCTCGAAGCTAACCTACTCACTAATGGCAGCGTCGAGTTACTTTATGACTCCGTACGTCCGGAAGATTTCGAACGTACAATGAATAAAGGGATGCCGGAGTACGAGGGTTCGCACTCGGTAGCATCCCTTCTTCGTTACCTTCGTACCGTAGCCGACGAGGCTATGCAGAAGTCTTCTACTTATCTTTAGCTCCTGCGATACGATCTGCGGCTGTGGGCTTCGGATTCTTATCAATCCCAGCTTTGACACTAAGCATACCAAACTTGGTAGCTTTGTCACCCGCCGCCATCATCATGCGAGGCTGCTGCTGCTTCATAGCCATGTTCTGTTGCATAGGTGTCGTTGACATCATGCCCCCCGCTTGAGCCTTCTTGCGGGGTTTTTTCTTTGCCATACCGCCGTACATCATCGGCTTGCGCTTCGACATACCGCCGTACATCATGGCCTTACGCTGGCCGTTGTTGTACATTTTCATTAGTTTGATCCTTCTTCTTGGGATGGTTGGAGTAGGTCTTCGAGCATCTTTGTGCCCTCTTCTCCGAGTTGACCAAGCTCAGAAATTACAAAGTCAGTGACGAGGTTGTCAAAAGTATCCAAGTCTGCTTTCGTCATATCTTTCGGGAACTTCATCATACGGAGCATAATGTCCGCAGCTTCCTTGTTACCTGCCGCGAGTTTCATCAGGTCGAGTCCGGCCTGTGAAGCGAGTGACACGCCAAACTCTGCGGCCACGTACTGCGGTGAAACCATACCGCGTGCAAGGTTGAATGCACGAGAGATGAGCTGATTAGTGTTCATCGGACGTACGATGTTATCGATCTTGGGTTCGATACCCTGTTGACGACTGACGTACGCCATCTCTTCGCTCAAGGTTTCGGCCATATCAGAGATGAATTGCTGATGATCAGAGTCCATGTATCGTCCGAGAATGGCCTTGACGTTGTCTCGCTCTAGGGCTTCGACTATCATCTCTGGTGTGTACAGGGCCATGTTGGTAAATTCTTCACCGTCGAGGCCCACGTTCTTCTTGCCCTGTACCGGAGCGACTCCGCCGTAATCCATCATACCGCGTATCAAAAGGTACGAGATACCTTTATCGAAGGCTTCTTCTGTAGAATACGTGCGCTGCACGCCCCCGACCTCTGTGGTGAAGCGATCTCCTACCTTTGAAAGGACTTCACCTCTAAGCTCTTCGATGGCATTTGCAGAGCCGTTGACAACCATCTTCTCGAAGAACTGACGTGGTGTGTTCTGTCCAATGAAGCGATTGATGAGCTTCGCGCCGTCATCTTGTATGTTTGTATCGCTGATGACTTTGCTACGAACAGCTTCGGATTGTTGAACGACTCGACGTTGATACTTTCCGTAATCTTCGAGGATTACCATGTCGCTCGGATCACCGTCGCCTGAACGTGCCTTGTTGAGGATACTTGCAATCCCACGATCCTGTTCGAGCATGTCATCGAGATCGACGAGCTTCATGCGTACTGGGCGATCCTTGCCCTCAACTTTTACGAGTACGGTCAAGGCATCTTGCACTTCGTTGAGGTTCTCGATAGACGCCCAGTCGTACCCGCCGCCTTGAGTAGCAGCGAGAGGTGACGAGCGTTGCTGTAATTGCTCTGCAGCTTGCTTGCCCCACTTGGCGTACACGACCTCTTCGAGTACGTTTTTGACGAGGTTAAAGTCTCGTTCCCCTACCTCAGTAGACAGATCGAACACAAACTCCGCACCGCCCATGCGGGAGATGTCGCTAAACTCTTGTATAAACTGATCGCGAACTTTTATGATAGAGTTCATAGCCGCATCATCACCACGAAGAGCTTTTGAGATACTATCTGTAAAGGGATCGAAGGCTTCGAGGGGTGTGATGTTTTTGTATGCGATCTGGAAGAGACGATCACTTATGACTGCTCCTTCCGGAATCTCCTCTCCGATAGCGATATCTTCGAGAAAATACGTTTCCTGTCCCTCACTGTCGTCGAGCTTTCCAACGGCTTTTATAGGGCCGTTTTGCGACTTGTGAACTTTTCCAAGAGGACCGTTGACACGGAGCTTGTCGAACCATTCCGTCTGATAAATTGCACGAGCCTTTTGCCAGTCAGCAAAAAGTTCAGGAGCTTGATCCTTGATTAGCTTCTCGACGTTACGGCTATATCCATCGTACATCGAGGCTAGCTCGTCGTCTCCGGTGCGGACGGCGTAATCACGGAAGGCAGAAAACACATCCATGACTTCACCGGGCGTAGCTTTAAACTCCGGACCCTCACCCCTGTTCATGTAAAAGAGCATAATATCGAGAGGGTGTACATCTTCACCTAAAAAGTATTCACCTGCATTCGGGTTCGTGTGGAGCTTACGGAGGTTTTCGTACGTGTTACCTTCCAAGCCTTCGAGAGAACGTACGGCCATTTTGTTTGCAACCGTGTACATCTGACGACCAAGTGTACCCGTAAAGAACTTTGACTTCTTGTTGAAGAAGGCTTCGAGCGTACCCGCATCATCCGGAGCAAACTCCATCAGGTCCATGATCATTTTATTTACAGTGATCGTTCTACCAGCCTTACGAGCCTTAGAATCTACTCCGACGAAACCGCGCTTGGCTTTGCGCTTCATGTTTTTGAGACGTTCCATCATCGACATCTCAAGGTTACGTGCGGTCATTTTGAGATGCTTGGCATCGTTACGCCGGTATAGAGATATGTTCTCCATACGCTGTGCGAGTAGTTCTGTGTTACGCGCGTACTGTTCGTCGAGCTTACCGAGCATAGCTACGTCGTCAACGAGGGTAGGGGCGAGAAGCTCTAGCTCCATGTCGTCGAGTCCTTCGAGCATACCCGGAGGAATTTCTGTGTTCGGATCGACTAGGATGTTTTCACGGAAGGACGTGATCTGTCCAGAAAGAGCCGCCTTCTCTGTGTTAACGAGGCGCGTCTGGGCTGTCTGCGCCGCTTCTAGGGAGCGGATGTAATTCTCTACCTCTTGTGGATCGGAAATGTCTGTACGATTTGCGACCATCTCACGTAGGCGGCTAATCATCTGTGCCGTCTTTCCAGACTCGGCTTCCATCACACGAACGTACTTTTGTTGTTCGCTCATGTGTTTCAAGCTGCCCGCGTCACGTGCATCGACACTAAAACGTGCAAGCCTGTTAGCGGCGTTCATAAAACCGATACTAGACTGGCGGGCAAAATCTGTTGCGACAATCTTTTCGATTTCAGGGCGCATCTCTGGAGGAAATGCTTCTACGATACGGGCCATGCGATCCTGATGCTTTTGCATCGAAGTTACGACTTGATCGAGTCCATCGTCATCGAGAGCGGCAGATACTCGTCCTACGTATGTTAGGGCTGTTTCAACTTCTCGGGGTAACTCTTCACCAGTACGAGCTTTATAAATTTTTCGTACGTTTTGCATATTGCCGTCGCGAAGGTAACCCTTGATGCCGTTCAGACCGACAGCGGCAAAGGGGATATTAGCAATAGATTCGACCATACCGAGTCCCTTGCCTACAATATCACCGCCCTGCTGATTCACCCAGTATCCGGCACTGCCTACACCCTTCACTACGGGTTTACCAAACACCATGTATGCGAGGGCACCGATACCTTCTGCAGCTAAACGATCTCCTCCGAAGAACTCGCGCACACCTTCGCTTTCACCCATAGAATACATGACGACAGAGAGAGGGGCTGCTTCGACAAAGTTCTCTTTGATGTTTGGAAGAACACGACCGGTGACCCCGGCTCGGAATGCCATACCACCGAGACGATTATACTCGGCCTCAACCGTACGATACTGTGCAGACTTTTTGTTGACGCCGTTGCTACGCATATCGCGCATCTGTTGAGACAGCACGTCACGCTCGTTGAGTATCTTGGTTAGGTTCCCTGTGGCACGATCTACGCCGAGAGCGTAGAGGGCACTCTTCTTGTTGAAGCTCGAAACCAATCCCTCCATACGCATAGCCTCACCGGCCTGTACAGTAGTCATACCCTTGTACTTAGCAAAGAGTTCGATATCGGCCTCTGTGGCGTCCGGCTTCGAGGCACGTTCTGCGAGGTCTTTGAGATTCTTTTCTACACCCAAGATGTCCTTACGACCGGTCGCTGCCTTCATCTTACCGGCACCGGCCATCATCAGGGATGCTTCGGCAAGCACCAAACCATACTGCTCTTTGTTGCTCAACTGATCGATAGACGTGTTAAGAAGGACTTGTGCCATGTCCTCAGTGACATATGCAGGCTTTACAGTAACGGTATTGCCTTCTGCATCTTTGTACGTTTGGGTGGTAAGTCGGTCGTACGTTTCTTGATCTATTTCACCGTTGGCGAGTTGACGATCTAAGTCTCTTTCAACCATTTCGTTCATAACTTGCGAAAGCTGTTTGATGCCGAGATTGTCGGACATCACACCCTTCCACCAGCGACTCGCCTTTTCCCGATCAGGAGCCATCTTGTTCCACTCGTCGATCCACTCCTTGCTGGTTTCAGAACCAGTTAAGAATGCACCCACGTTAGATACGCCTGTCTTGTACGTCGCCTTTACCGCGTCCCAGCCATAGTTGACTGCGATGTCGGGAAGATATACACCCGTACCTATTACGGTACCTTCGTACACTTTTTCAACGAGAGCATCCCAAAAGCTACCTGATGATATATTACGCACGAACACACGCTCGATTACGTTTTGATCGGCCTGCGCTAGTTGACTCCCGTCAGGATTAGTCATTCCGGAGAAGGAGTCGCTCACGACACGGGCGATAGCTGCCTTTCCCTCGAAGATGTTTTGCTGTACGGTGAGGAGTTCAGGATTGGTACGTGCCTCTTCTGTAGGAGCAAAAACGTACTCACCCTCTGCCACTTGCTGTCCGAATTCTACAGGGGTGATATCAGGCTGTCCTGCCATGTACATTTCATAGGCACCTTGCACACGATCTTGAGCCGCCTGTTTGTACTCTGGCTCTACGCCTTGTAAGTTCGGATCAGAAAGTTCGATATCATTCTGTAAATTTCCCTGTGGAATCTGTGCAACGGTGGGAATATCACCAGATATAACTTTTGACTTGAATTCATCGAAAGTAAGCTGGCGAGTTTGTTCCTCGACGCTTTGTTTCGCCATTTCTCCCGTTGTTTCAACGAGGGGCATACCTGTAGTCGGGTTTGTTCCAACTAGAAAACCCTTGTCTACTCCGGTGGTTTCATCCTTAACGATACCTCCGCCGGTAATCACATCTAAGGCTTTCGCACCTAGTTTTAGCGGATCGGGAATCGGACCTTGTGGGATAGGTGTAGCCATTAAATACTTCCTGCCTGTGCTGCTTCGTATGCGTCAATCATCGTCTGATCTGTAATCGTAGCACCAGTTGTTTTATCAACGTACTTACCACTGGGGAGTTTCATTACTTTTGATGTGTCGAGTGGTTTAGGAGGTTGAGGTGGCTCAACAGCATTCGCTATAGCTCCGTTACGGTTGAGGAAGTCCACTGCGATTGCCGCATCTACAATCTTGTAATCGTTTGCGGTAGCCGGACGATCATCAGAAGCATATCGTGCAAAGACAGCGTATTGTTGTTGCTTCTTTTTAAACTCTTTGATCGATACGCGGAGAGCCGCTTGAGCCTGTCCGATAGTCTGGAAGTTTGAGCCGAGCTTGCGAAGCTGAAGTTCGATGTCTTGGTTCGACAGACGACCAGACGGGTCTGCGGCACGAGCCATCTCAAATGCAAGAGAGATACGCATAGCTTCGAGTGCAGCCATCTTTTCGTCGCCTCGTTCTGTGTGACCTTGAACACGCTGCTCCAAGTATTCCTGATATTCTGCAGTAAACTCATCCTTGTTTTTTAAATTCAGTTCACCTTCGCTAAACGGATTGAGATCACGGACTACGTTGCCGAGAATACCTCTTTTGAGATCAAAAACTGCAGTCATCTGCCCTGTGAATTTCTGATACGCCATGCTGTATTCGATTACCTCACCGTCGTTTTCACGCCTGCGTAAATCCTCAAACTCCCCGAAGAGGGTTTCGAGACGTTCGGATGTGTTTTTAAGGGTTTCCTGACCATCCATGAACGTCTTGAAGTCGGCGTCCTCCGCCTTTTCTTCTCCGAAGATTTTAGTCAAGATGTACTCTTGAACAGTCTCGACATCTGTGTCGATAGTCAAATCTCCAAACAGGGCAGTCGAAGGTTTCTTCTCTCGTCCCGGAAGGTGAGGAGCGAGAGCGTACACGGCCATTGTGAAGTCGCCCCCGGTAACGTCTTGAACTACAGAAGCGATACGCTTGACAGCGGCTTCTGCCTCACCGCCGTCCATCATAGCAGGAAGCTGCTGGGGTGTTACGTTAGAAATGCCTTCAACGGTGGTGCCCATCTCTATAGATGCGTCTAGGGTACGTTTCTTGTATCCGGCACTCACGCCAGCGATGGTCATATAATTTTCTGTCCACTTTTTAAACAGAAGCCCATCTTCATACCCCAAGTTCTGAGCGATGAGATTGTGCATTTCAGCATCCATACCTACAAGTCCTGAAATGACTAATGTTTTTTCCACAGATTCGCCGGTTGTTTCGTTAACTTCTCTGATAACCGGACCCATAGAATTAAACGGGCTGTCGGGAAACTCAGCCTCGTGCTTTTCCCGAAAAGCGGCGAGATTTTCAGCTGTTGGATCAGTGGAGTGCTTGCCACCATCTTCATCTACAATCTCATCCCCGTATGTATCCTGTACGTATGCGTCGAGGATGTGCAAGCCTGAGTATAGATCACCTTTTCCGCTAAGGTCTGGAGCATTGATCAAACCTTTTCGTGAGTCCATTTCATCCTTTTGAACGGCACGACGTGCAGCGTTTACAGACGCTGACAAAGTTCCGACTTGCCGTTTGCTCAAGCCTGACATCGTATCCGTAAACTCAGCACTCTTTGAAAATCCGGCAACTTCAGAGAGCCACGCACGTGACGAATTAGCACCACCATCCCATTCAGTGTTCCACTCAATACCGCCGCGCATGTACGTATCTACGTCGTCTTTATCTGTCGTCGATTTCAACTGCCCGAGAAGACCTGACACTTCACTATCTGTTAATATGTCTTCACTTCGCGTACCAAACATATCGATGCCTTCACGGGCTTGCATCTGCTCTTCAGCACTAGATATCATACTCTGAATAGCTTCGACGTTAGCGTTGTTAAAGTTCTCACCGACAGACGACACGAGGATAGCATCCGTTAGCTTGTTGATGCGATCCCGTTCACCGGCACGCTTCTGTGATTCAACTCCGATGTTCTGTGTAAACCCTTTGATGAGTCCCGTTGCTAATGCTGCTCCTACACCCATAGCCTACGACTCCTTCTTCTTCTTCATCGTCATAAAGTTTTCCTCACGAGGAGGTTGGGGCGCACGTCCCTGTCGAACACCCTCATTGATCGTTTCACTGACGTACGCGAACATAGCCGGGTTGTTTTCTCGCATCATCGAGAAGAACGTCTCGTCATCCATCTCGTCTTCAGTCAGGGCGTCGTCGTTTTCGAAGAGACGGTAGGGTACGTTTTCATCCTCTGCGACGGACGCGATGTACATAGCCAGCGGCCCCTTGATCAGCAAGCCTACGTCCGGAGAGAAGCCACCCTCTTGGAACGCCTGAAAAAGGTACCCTTCAACGAGTGCCTCAACAGACGCACCTACTATCAGGAGCTTCATCATTTCTTCGCGTACGTGCGGCACCTCTAAGGAATCGACGGCCTCACGGAGTACGGTTTCCGGATCGGCAGCTTCTTGTGGCTTTCCCCACGGCCAACGCTCGTTGTCGAGTGTTAAGCCGAAACCGGGAGGGGCCATAGCAAACTGATCTTTTGCTTCGATTGTTCCGCGTTGTGGTACGATTTCTTCAGCCATGTTATGTTACCTTGATATCACCGGGTTGCTTCGTAGCTAGAGTCTTACGTCCCTGCGGTGTGGTTGCACTGGTTGCGTACTTCGCAGAAAAGTCTCGCATCTGTTGGTTCGAACTTTCGGTGAGCATACGACTCACTGCCGAAGCGACACGTGCATCAGACTGTACGATTCTTTGGATGGGGTCCATCTTGGCAGTGGTAGTCGGTTTTCCGCGAGTTAGTTCTGCCACAGTGCGGGGGCGTGCCATCTCTGGAGTTGAAAACGGCTGCACACTACTCATACCTTTTCCGCCCTCTATCGCCCCGGATGCAACGAGAAAGGATTCGGCTAGACCCATACCGTCCTCGCCGCTAGTTTTTTGTGTGCCACCGCCAGTCATCATGGCGAGTCCGAGTGGAACGAGTGCTGCTAAAAGATTCATAACTATTTCCTATTCGCGTACCACAAGGCCAGCCAGTTGCCGATACCGGCAGCAAGCTGATCTTTCTGTTGTTGATTATACAAAGATTTAGAGTTAGCAAACTCCATAGCCATTATACCTATCTCGTGCTGTCTTTGCAAGTACGATTCAGTTTTCTGGAAGTTCCACGCCGCGTTGTCACGGTACTTCTGCCATAAGTTGTTCAAGGCATTCTGGCTAGCATTGAAAACGAACTGAGCATTGAGACGGTTTGTTTCGTTTTGGATAGCAGTGTCAGCAGTATTGACCTGTCTGCGCCACTGTACGTTTGACTGATCTACCGCGTATTGCATGTTCGCGTTGAACTTCTCGCGGTTATCACGCATCGCAGCGTTGAACTGCGACTGTGCGTTTAACTCACCAGCGTTGAACTGTTCGACAGCGGCAAGCCTGTTTGCATTTGCCGTCTCGACTTGCGAGGTGAGTTCCGCAAAGAATTCTTCCACTTGTAGCTCGTTCTTGGCGTTGAACTGACGGCGGGCGTTTTCTTCTGCCGCATCCTTAAAGATAGCTTGCGTGAGGGCGTTGTACGAAAGGGTTGCCGCCTGTTGCCGTGCGTCGAGGTTCTTGGTTTCGGTAGCGAGGAGAAGCTGTGCGTTCGTCACCGCACCCTGTAGGCGGGCGGAGAGATTAGCCTTGTCCATCGCCGCAACAACCGCCGCGTTCTGAAGGGCGGTCTTCTGTCGATTGTCCAAGTTCTTTAGCTGGATGTTTGCGTAAGTCTTTGCATCTGCCGCCGCGATGGGTATGCCCGACTCCATGACCGCTTGCGTTATAGCGGCCCCTGCCATAGATGATGCACCCAGACCCCGAGCCTGCATAACACCCGCAATTTTTCGTGCGTTTGGCGCGGCCCACGGGGGTAGAGGTTTACCCTCTTCGATACTGCCTAGTAATTCTCCTAACTGGTATTGAACAGTGGCACGCTCGTCGAGTTCTTCCGTAGCAGCTTGCGCTTGAGAACCCGCAGAAACCGTACCCTGAATCTGTGACATATCGATTTGAGGTGCAGCCCCAATCTGTGCAGCTTCCATCTGGGTAATATCGGGCGCAATCTGTTGCGTACTGTCGTACGTACCGAGACCCGGCGTGGGTGCAGCGGGTAATCCTACATCGAGA